CTAAGGTCGAATACAGGAAGTTGGGCTTGGAATTTTTGAAAGAAAACAACATTCCTGTTCAACATGGTAAACCAAACATGGACGGTCCTCCTAGTTGGTACCATTTTTCAAAAAATTTGACTGAGTTTGCCACTGAAAACCGCGGTCCACCTACTCACGTTTTGAATTGGGCCGTATTAGACTATATGCTCCCAATTAAACACGAGTTAAAGCGATTAGGCTTCGGAACACAACGCATAGTGTCACCATTGACTAACAAGGAAAACGTTAATGGCGTGCCAGGTGTTAGATTTTTGGATGCGCTTAAAATTTCTACAGCAGCTGGTTTTCCACTTAAAGGAAAAACATCATTGTATTTGCAGGGAGAAGATGGTGAGCGTGATTTTAGCAACCCTGCCGTGTGGCAAGCTGTTCAACAGTCTGAAGAAAAATATGCACAAGGTAAGCGTTGTTATCACGTTTTCGTTGCTCATTTGAAGGACGAGCCTGTCAAGTTAGGCAAGGACAAAGTTCGCGTTTTCTTTGGAAATGGTACTGTTTTTAAATTACTCATACGCAAGTATTGGTTGCCCGTGGTTCGTCTGTTGTCTGAATTACCTTTGTTGTCAGAGTGTGCAATTGGCATAAATAGTCATGGGTTTGAATGGGAGGAATTTATGGAATTCGTTTCTTATCATGGTAATGACAGGTGTGTTGCTGGTGATTATAAAGGCTATGATCAAAAAGAGTTTTTGAACGTTATTCAAGCTGCTTATCGCATTTATATTGAATTAGCAAGAACAATAGGGTACACGGACTATGATCTCACCATAATGACATCAATGGTTGCTGATTTGTCTCTTTTTTGTGTTCAGTATTACGGAGCTATTATAATGATGTCACGTGGAAATCCAAGTGGTCAAAATTTAACATCGTACGTAAATAGCACAGCTAATAGTTTAAATTCACGCTGTGCGTATTATCAATCACATGGTGGAGCTCCACCTCCGTTTAGAAAACATGTTCACATGATGACATATGGTGACGATGATATAGGCACTGTGTCAAAAGAATGTACGTGGTACAATGCTGTTCTTAAAGCTTTTTGGCTTGATAAATATGGTATATTGTACACCCCACCTACAAAGGAAGGAGACCATGATCTTTTTTACAATGTTAATGATGTTGATTTTTTGAAACGACAAACTGTGTACATCCCAGAATTGGGAAGGCGGTTGGGCGCTTTATCTGAGTCAAGTATAATTAAATCATTATCATGTGGAATTCCGGTGAAACATTTATCGGAGGAAGAAATTTTTGGAGACTTGTTAGATGGAGCCATGTTGGAGTATTTTGCTCATGGTAAAGAGAAATACGAGTTATTTAGGGCTCGTGTTAACCGGTTCGTGGAAACCAGAAAATTCCACCGTTTCGTGAGGACGAACCACATGACATTTGAAGACCGCATTACAGCGTGGCTATC